GAAACTGGTCAAGTAACGGGTGTCGAGGGACACTTGAAGCTTGTACCGGTTTCGGTAAGACTTACACCGCGATTCTTGCTATTGAGGCTCTGAACAAACAGCAGCCCGGTAACAAGACGCTTGTTATCGTACCTACTATCCACTTAAAGCAACAGTGGACAAAGCAGGTCGAACACTTAGACGGAGTAACTGTACTAGTTGTTAACACAGCTATCAAGTACACGCACGACGTCAACCTGCTCATCTTGGATGAGATTCATAACTACGCAACTAATGTCTTTGGTGCCGTTTTCGAACGTGTATCCTACAAGAAGATATTGGGTCTAACAGCGACAGTTGCCAGAACAGACGGCAACGACTACCTCCTACGACAGAAAGCACCTATCATCGATACGGTCAAGTTGGAAGAGGCGCTGAGTGCAGGGTACGTCAGCCCATTCAGGGTATTGAACGTACCGGTGTACCTAAACGACCAAGACCGCGAGGATTACCAGAAGCTAAGTAAGAACTTCTCTTACTATTTCAGCAAGTTCGGTAATGACTTTGGTCAAGCTATGAATTGCCTTAAGTCAGAGCAAGCATGTGAGAACTTCTCACGTCGCTCTGCAGATGATGCAGACCAAGTACGTATCAACGCTATCAACTTCAACCGCAACATGGCAAAGCGGAAGAAGATGCTGTACATGAATCAGTCAAAGGTAGACTCTGTCTATCGTTTGTGCACTGATTTGAAACTAAAGACGATTACATTCAGCGAGTCTGTTGACTTTGCTGATGCTGTAACTAGCCGCCTGCCCGACTCTGTGTCGTACTCTTCTAGAATGCCAATCAAGAAGAGACGTGCTGCGTTGTTTGCCTATGAGAAAGGAGACGTTCGTATCATCAATACTGCGCGCGCTCTTGACGAAGGCTTCGACGTACCGGGTGTAGAGTTAGCCATCATTTCCAGTGGCAGCAGCTCTCCCCGACAGGACGTACAGCGTACTGGCCGTGCCATTCGATTCGTCGAAGGTAAAGTCGGTTACATCGTCAACTTATATATGCCCGACACGCAAGACGAGAAGTGGATGCGCAAGCGTCAAGCTAACTCGACTAACATACAGCATGTACAATCACTCGACCAAGCTATCCACATGATGGGTGGCGACATAGACCTATCACACTTAGATATTACACTATGATTCGATATTGTTTGACACATCACCTCGATACGCAGCAAGTACTTGTACTTAACGCACTGTATCAGGGTGACAGAGAAGTTATTGCAGACGGCTACGGCAAGTCTGTACTGTCGTCTGAGTTTGTAGACCTGCCTGACCTAATCAGTCGCGGGTTTATTGAGCTAATCGACGAGAGCAAGCCAGCTACACTGATGAACCTCGAGATTACTAACGTAACTCGTGCGTTGTTCGGTGAAGATGTGTCTGGTGACTACTTCGACGAGTTCGTAGACACGTACCCTAGATTCCTTTGGATTGACGGTAAACGTGTAGCTGCGCTTAATGCTGACATGGACGAACTTCGTGAGAAGTACGAGAAAGTAGTCAGTAAGAAGGGCATGCATACACGTATCATGAAGGCACTCGAGTGGGCTGCTGACAATCATGAGATACACATGGGCATCAAGCTCTGGTTCTCATCACGTCAGTGGACTGCTATCGAGGACATCATGAACGACACGACAGGTAAAGCTTTGCCCGGTGCAAGACTTCTCTAACCTACCTATCCAGACCAGTAAACTTGCTGCTACTAGTGCACACGACGACATTAATAATGCTCGTAACGGTGAACGCATAGTACTGGCAAGTCGCTGGGACAAGCTAAACTACATGCTGCTCGGCGGCTTTCAGTTTGGTCAGACCTACATGCTCTGTGGAGCGTCAGGTCACGGCAAGTCCTACATGCTTAACATGTTGCTCCGTGACTTTACTAACCCCACACTGCAGAAAGACCCGTCTAAGACTCGCGTGCTGCACTTCTCTTTCGAGATGTCTGCTGCTGCAGAGATGACGCGTCGTATTAGTACGTTGACAGGTATCAGCTACCGCAAACTCATGTCTGCAGACCGTCCCTTAACAGGTGACGAGTTTGAGCAGGTTAAAGTTGCGTCTAGTCGACTGACAGACGAGCCTATCTACTTTGTAGAGACGCCCGGCAACCGTCAGCAGATACGTGATACCATTGACCGCATGAAACAGAAGTTTCCTGACGATGATTTGGTAGTGACGCTCGACCACACGTTGCTCGCCTCTTCGATGCCCGGAGAGAACGAGATACAAACGTTGGCTGAGCTAGGCAAGATGTTTATTGACATCCGTAAGGAGTACAATACACTTAACATCCTGCTGTCACAGCTCAACGACAAGATAGAAAGTTCAGGTAGACGTGACCCTAGTGTCCCTTCGCTTCACTTTCCAACCAAGACCGACATACACGGTTCCAAGCAGCTTTACCACGCTGCAGACGTCTGCCTTGTAATGCACCAACCTGCATTGCTCGGTCTAGAAGTCTACGGACCAGACCGTGTACCAACAATGACTGAAGAGGGCCAGAACCTCATCAGTATGCACGTACTCAAGAATCGACATGGCACGCAGGGTTACACCCGCATGATTTCGAATCTAGAGAATGGCAGAATTGACCCTTGGGTTGACGGATATAGCAGTGCACATGCTTCCGACGGCCCACTTTTTAATATACAGTAATACATGGAACTTCCTACTGAACGGACCCCGGCGAGCCGTAAATCGCCACGACTCTTGACTCTCTTCGGACAATCAAAGGTCGGTAAGACTACAACTCTTGCCACGCTTGACAACTGCTTGATTATTGACACCGAGCAGGGTACTGACATGGTTGACGCCATGAAGGTACAGTGCAACACATTGCAAGATGTCATGGCTGTCCTCAAGGCTCTCAGAGAGAAAGAGGATAAGTACGACTACATTGCACTCGACACCATTGACAACATCGTCAACTGGATGGAAGAGTTTGTGTGTGCATCAGAAGGTGTCAAAACCATTGGTGACCTTGACTTCGGTAAGGGCTATGCTATGGTGCGTGACAACGTGATGAAGATTCTTACCCAACTTAAGCCTCTGGCTAATAAGGGTGTCATCCTCATCGGTCACCGCAAGAAGACTTTGATTGCCAATGAAACGGACATCAAGGTTAACACCAGCAGCCTTGACCTGTCCGGTAAGCTCAAGAACTTTATCATGGCTGACAGCGACGCTATCGGCTATGTGTTCCGTGATGCTGAGGGCAACCTCAAGGTCAGCTTTATGGCCGACGACGAGACCGAAGCCGGTGCTCGTTGCCCACACTTGCGTGGCGAAGTAATTGACTTCGACATGTCTAATATCTACATTGACTAATGCAGCCGAACACCAACTTCGCATCCGTCAATACACCAGTAACCCCAAACGTTAGTAATACCACCGCCATGTACAATATCGATAACACCGTAGAAGCCCCTAAGTCTAACCAGCCAATGCCTGCTGGAATTAACCAGAACGTCCGTTTGCTCGGTGTGTTCTTTGAGGCTCTGCGTCAAGACGGTACCGGTGGTAACGTTCTCAAGTTTAACTTTGAGGATGCATCAGGTCGTCGTTTCCGTCACACGGAATTCGAAGTCGATGTTGAGCGTGAGCGCAGCAATGCTAAGCAGTGGGGTAAAGACCCAGAGAAGCAGGTTCGTAATGCTTTGATGGGCCTCTCTGGTCGTATCAAGCACATCCTGTCTTGCTTCTTGCCTGCTGACAAGGTTGTTATTCAGGGCAACACGTGGGACGACTTCGGTGGTAACATCGTGACGCTCTTGGGTGACGCGTATCAGGGAATCGAGTGCCGTGTTAAGTTGATTCTTAACAACAAGGACTACTGCATGTTCCCTAAGCAGGCGTTCCGCCCGTTCATTCAGCGGATGGATACTCCTGACACGTTGGCTATCGAAGCTAAGTACGAGCGCATCGAGCCTAAGTCTTCTGCTGGTACCTCTGGTAACAGTTTGGATGCTTTGCTTGACGCTGCACCTGCACCTGCGGCACCTACATCTTTGGATGACGCTATCGCAGCAGCTGCAACACCACAGGCAGGACCTGCACCATGGGATGCTGCACCTAGTGGACTCGACGCTGCAACCGGTACCTCTAGCGACGAAGACCTCGTATTCTAAGGAACCCGAGTTTGTACTCGATACTACCTACAGTTAACCGCGATTGGATTCTATCTCGTATTGCTCAAGAGCAAATCATGGAACGCTACATAGGCGTACCTATCAGGATTAACGAGAAGTTCCACTCACCGTTCCGGAAAGATGAGTCTCCTAGCTGCGTGTATTATTACAACAAAGCTGGGAAACTCTTCTTCCGGGACTTCGGTAAGGGTAGGCCAATGGACTGCTTTGAGGCTGCGTGTGTTGTTTACCAATGCACGTTCTCAGAAGTACTAAAGCGAGTAACAGATGACTTCAATCTAATCAAGGCAGCAGTGCCTAAGAAAGACTACAGTCACCTAGAACTGGCTAGACGTATTGCAGCTGAGCCTACTAACATGTCCATCGAGCCGTACACATTGAACGGTTCATGGGATTTAGACCATGCAGGTATGAGCTTCTGGGCGTCGGTTGGCATCTCGCCAGCCACGCTTAAGAAGTACAAAGTGTTTCAACTTAACCAAGCATGGGTTAACGACAAAGTTGTTTATCGACATTCGGCAACCAGCCCGGGCTTTGCCTATTGGTTCGGTGACGATAAATACAAACTGTACTTCCCCTTACGAGATAAAGTTCGCTTCTTGCAGAACACTGATATCGTACAGGGACATGCACAACTCCCAGCGGAAGGCCCGCTACTAGTAATCACAAAGTCCATGAAGGACACCATGCTCTTCCACGAGTACGGTGTTGCTGCATGCGCACCACAGTCAGAGGTTCACCCCTTTGCAGATGGTGATGTAGATGAGCTTAAGAAGCGCTTCAAGCGTATCGTGCTCTGCTACGACTATGATTACACGGGAGTCAAGAACACTAACAAACTGCGTAAGCAATACGATTTGGATTACTGTTTTGTAGAAGGCGCTAAAGACCTTAGCGACCTATACCAAGCAAGTCCTTATCACGCAGAACGTTGGGTAACCAAACTAAAGAATGGCTGAAGATAATTCATCTATGATATGGTGTGTGCAAGTGTACGATACACAAGAGCACTCACTGCAAGTACAAGCTTACCGCACTAAGGAAGGCGCGATTGGGTGTGTCTCCGAAGTCAAGCAACAGCTGGACGAGCAGGGAGGTTACACGTACACTCGTCCGGAAGGTAGCGTTATGGCATTTGATGCCGAGTCTACAGAAGGCGAGCGCCGTGTGTCTTGCGACGTATATGAGGTATGGCTCAATGATTGAGATAGTCATTGACGAGTACATCACTCACGTCGAACTTAGCAAGTCACGTAAGGCAAAGTACTACAAGAAGAACGGTAAAATTCCTAAGAAGTACAGCAAGTACAAGCAGTATGACATCAAAGGTCGTCTGCTAGGTGCTGATGGAGAGCCAATCATTGCTAACCCGGCGAGTGTAAACACGCCAAGGTTGCTAAAGATTAACGGCCAATCCTTGTACTCTGGTAACATGAACCCTATGGTACGTAGTAAAGTTGTGAATGTCATCAAGTCATTCATGACGGACTGCTTACCAGACATCGAGCCATTGGCTGTACCCATCCGGGTAGAGTCTGACTTGTATGCCCCGTTACAAGGGAAGAACTGGGATCTTGACAACCAGTGGATTTACCACAAGTGCTTCCTAGATGCTGTAGTAGCTAAGGGAATCATACCTGATGACAACATTATGTTTGTCACGCAGGCTCCTGCATTCCGATTCTTTCCTGTTGACCACAAGGAAGACCGGAAGATTGTGTATCGTCTTATCCCAGAGGATAGGAAAGAGATACTAAACCATGGTGCTTACAAAGCATTCCATGAAAGTGATTCGTCCTCTAACGAGTCACTCACGTTCTAACCGCTCATAGACTGCAATATCTGCAAGAGAGCAACTCAACACAAGAAACATGAAGTTTAAGAATACATCTGCCGAGTACCAATCAACGATTAAGGTAGGCAAGAAGATGGGCTTTGCCCCAGAAGCAGAGAGTTTCCTGATGGACATGATGTCCGATGGTCTGTACTCTGATAAGTTTGGAAGCATCGTCCGCGAGATTGCCAGTAACTGCATCGACGCTAATGTCGAGGCCGGTAGTACTGACCCTGTAAGCATTTCTGTCACGGCACCTAGCAGCTTCACCAATTCTGGTGAGATTGTGTTCCAAGACAGCGGTGTGGGTATCTGCCCTGACCGTATCGAAGACATCTTCACATTGTACTTCGCGTCTACAAAGCGCGACGGTAACGATATGATTGGTGGTTTCGGTATTGGCGCTAAGTCACCATTCGCATACACGGACGTGTTCCGCGTAGAGACATGGTGCAACGGTAACAAGTACACGTATCTCTTGGAGAAGCGTGGACAGGACCGTACCTGTACACTCCTTGACACAGCTGTCGAGGAAGGTAAGGGTACAAAGATTCGTATCCCTGTTAAAGATAAGTGGGATTACGAAAAGTTTGTTGATGCTATTAATGAGCAGACAATGCTCATGCGACCTTTGGCCGTAACCCTTAGCGACAACAAGGCATACGAATCTACCGAGGTGTTTGAATTCGAGAACTTCTTTGTTTCTCGTGACCGCAATGGCACTTATGCCACTAGCAAAGTTGCATTGGGCAATGTTGTATACCCTGTTGACAAGGACGTCTCTGGCGAATACTTGGCATCTTGCAGCATTATCCCAAAGCTTGAGATTGGTTCTTGTATGCCTACCATGAGTCGTGAGTCTATCCAGATGACCGACGACACTAAGGCGTACATTAAGAAGCGGTATCAAGACTCTTTTGCAGAGTTGCAGGCTATGGCCGATGGACAACGTGGTACTACTACTAGTATCTTGGAATTCATCAAGGATGACAGCAGGTTCCTGATGACTCTTGACGGCACTGACGTTGAGATTGACTTGAGGTTTGGCGGATACGGACGGGCTACTAGCATCAAGAAAGAGAATGTAACTCTTGAAGGATTCGAAGGGGTTGACCGTCACATGGTTCGCTCTTACGCTCAGTCTGTTTGTGAAGTTACTGCTCAGTATACTCAGAAGTACAGCGGAAGCGGCAGCACATGGCGTAATGCCAAGTCGTCTGACAGCTCTCGGTACCACCAGTTTGTTGTAGACAGTAAGACACGTAACTACAACGACCCAAAGCCGTTGTTCATCCGGTGGAAAGCTGAAGATAAGCTGACGCCTGCAGACAAGGAGGTCATGGAAGAGATGCTTAAGGAGGAAACAGACTACACGTCTATCCACCTTATCCAGCGCAGAGCTGACTTCCCTGTTGGCGGTTATACCAAGATTGCTAACTTCAATGAGCCCGTACCTGTTGAAGGTGCAGAAGCTCTTCGTGAGTCATTGTGGAACAAGTTCGGCAAGAAGATTCTTGTAGAACTGATGGACCGCACTGACAAGTTTGAAGATTGGCAGGCTAGCCCTGAGTACATTGCTCAGCGTAAAGAGGCCATGAAAGCGTTGCGTACCAAGACAACAAAGAAGGACCGCTCTAAGACTCAATACCGTTTGCGCGGAATTGGTAGGAAGGGTGTGTATGACTTTGAGTTGAAAGACTTGCAGCGTATGGTTCGTGGTGCCGTACTTTACATGACTAGCAAAGAGGTTAACGCGCTTAAGGAGGTTCATAAGGAATCTGATTGCCGTTGGATGGACTTTACTGATTGGGTTTTCGAGACCTTTGAGAAACCAGCTAACATCTCCTTCTTTGCAGTTAGCGAGAAAGCTGCTAAAGAGTTTAAAGAGATGGGCGTCTTTGTCGACTACGTCTCTTGGGCTAGTAAGCAGGAAGCTCGTAAAGACTCCGACATCATCCAACTGCGTGCATTCGTAGAGAGCTTTAGGTCTCAGCCCGGAGCACCTTACTTCATTGAAGCATGTGTGCAGGCTGACGAATCTTTTGCTAAGGTATACAACCAAGTAATGAAGCTTGACCGTATTGCCCATATGCGCGGTGTAGTACAGACTGGAACCTGCCCTGAGGGTAAGACCACGTTTAGCTACATGAACCACACTGTGTCTATTGCACCTATTGTTAAGATGCTTGACCTGTACAACAAGCGTGGTGAAGGTGACTTCTTGACCGAAGCTATCTGCAACATGCGTTCGTACGGAGGCCACTACAAGTCTAAGTGTGAGCAAGCGTTTGCACTCCTTATGCCTAACAAGCAGAAGTAATATCTCGGGGGCCGGTAACACTGCCGGTCCCCACAACACAATACATTATGAGTAACCCAACAATTCACGCCGTACGTCACGGCAATCAAGTTCACGTTATCGTGGACACCGACATGTACCAGCGCAACTTTGACGAGCAGGATTCTGCTGTTGCATTGTACAACCAAGCACTGACTGCACGTGCTAACCCGACAGGCGTCAACGTAGAGCTCTTGCTCGACGAGGTGCTGCCCGGTCGTAAGCTCGTTGCAGATAACGTGTTTGCAATCAAGAACGGAGAGTTCTACCTCGCAGGCTACGAGACTGTAGCTATGCCAGAAGAACTGGTCGTACGTATCCAAGCTCACATCGAGCAAGGTATTAGCGTGCAACCGCTCGTTAACTTCTGGAAGTTGTTGCTCCTTAACCCGGATGCACAAGCTCGCCAAGACACGTTTAAGTTCATGTCTGAGTACGACTTCCCTATCACTGACTCTGGTTACTTCATCGGTTACCGTTCTGTTCGTAAGACAGACAAGACCTATGATGCTGTAACTGGCTGGGTACCACAGAAGTACGTGGAACTTAAGGCTACTGGTGAGAACCCAGCAGACTACACTGCTATGACCGACCCCGACGGCGGAGAGTTTGTAGCCGTAAAGACAGATGTAATTACTGACACCAATGGCAACTTCATCTCACCAGAACACGTGCTCGGCAACCTCGAGGAAATGTTCACCAACCAAACGACGGGCGTCACGGATGCCCCTGAGTATACGGATTGGCACAGCGGTACTACTAGTGTTCGCCTCGGCGGTACGGTTTCTATGGACCGTAGTTCTGTTGACTGTAACCCTGCCAATACTTGCTCTAGTGGCTTGCATATTGGCGCTCCGGGGTATGTCAAGAACTTCGGAGGCGGGTCGCAAAACGTCCACTTGGCGTGCCTCGTAAACCCGATGAACGTGTGTGCTATCCCGTCAGACTACTCGTATCAGAAGATGCGTGTCTGCGAGTACTACGCATACGGCATTGTAGACTTGGCTAACGATATGGAGATTCGTACTCCGTACTTCGAGCTGGACTACAAGACGTTTGAACAGCGCGAGCTGGACAAGCAACTGGAAGAGTACGAAGCAACTATTGAGGACAGCAAGTCTGCAGTAGCTGCCCGTGCTATCATTAGCGAGCGGCGTGTCTACGCCTGAGCGTAACCCGTTCCCTCTACGTTACACCTCAAGCCACCGTACTCCAACTACGGTGAGCTTTGAGGTGCGTGGGGCAACGATGGAAAGAGGCGCTCAGTACGAGAGCTTTTCCGCAGACCGGTATGACACAGAAGTGCTTAAGCTTATACCTAAAGTACACTGGACATTCCCTTAACATTTAACACTAACACAATGAGTTCACTTAAACCATCTTACTGGACCTTTCCGGGTATGGCTGTTACCAAAGCATTGGTACAGACTGCTCAGAATCCAGAATTGCCTACTGCTACTCGGGTTCTCACCGAGTGTCTGAAGGAATTTAATGTATCAGACGACGAGTTCTACGGACGTAGTCGGCTTAAGAAGATTGTCAGAGCACGTCGCTTTGCAGGCTTCATCTTGTTCCACTTCTGTGGTTGGTCATTTGTCAAGCTTGCCAAGTTTGTTGAACGTGACCGTACCAATATGATGCACCATGTACGTGTGCTCGAGAACGAGCTTACGTGCTACCGTGAGGAACGTGAGTGGCTGTACAACATCCTTGAACGCCTCGACATCTTAGACCTATCATCCAGCGGCAACGACTGGTATCATGCATGGGCTCACAATCAAATGAAGGATTCGGACTTGTACCACAACCTTCTAAAACTTGACGCAGCTGATGCGCTCAAGGAGATTATGAAAGTCACGCATGCCGATGGTCGTAAAGACCTGAACCCTGCTAACAAAGAAGTACGTGAAGGCAATAGCCAGCGACGTATGGAAACTGTTGGCGGGTGGATGGCTCTTAAGCGGCGAGCTGATGGAGTTGCATGCAAGAGTATTGAGGACTATGTCCTTGAAGAAAGAGGAACGAAGAAGAACTTCGAACCTAAAATTAACCCTTACGACAAGTACTAATGCTGGTATATGACCCATACTATGACATTAAAGCAGTGAGTAACAGTGCGTTACAGCACATCAACCCTGAACAGGGTGGCTCGCCTGCTAAGTTCAAACAGCATTGGGACGGCAAGTTGCCCGGACTTAAGACATCTGCTCTTGAGTTCGGCAACCTCGCTCACCTTGCTGTGCTAGAGCCGCACTTGCTTAACTACGTTGTAGACAAGACCAATACACCTGATAAGATTCGGGACATTGTAAAGGAAGTCTTCGAAGTAGCTAGCAAACAAGTAAGTCCGTTTGACCTTGACAAGCCTCAAGAGATTGGGACCTTTGAATCTTACTACCCTGCAATCATTAGCGCGTGCGAGAAGTACAGCTATGGTGCTACGTGGAAAGAGGAGACTCGTCTTAACAAGGTTATGGAGAAAGGCGGTTCTTACTTTGCACTGCTTGCAAGTTCTAAGGACAGCGGTAAGTTTGTTATTACTAGTGCACAGGAAGAGCGGCTAAACCACGTCATTACTGGCGTGACAAATGACCCGCTCGGTGTTACGTTTATGACAACTGATTCTAGCGAAGACTCTGTTGAGTACTACCACGAGAAAGAGGTTGTGTGGCAAGAAGACGGGTACAGCTTTCCTCTCAAGGGCAAGCTCGACCGCCTACGTGTTGACCACGCAAACAGAGAGTTCACTGTTATGGACTTAAAGACTACCGGCAAATCCCTTGCCGAGTTCTCTGACTCGTTTGAGAAGTACCACTACGCGCGGCAGGTTGCAGCTTACGAGCTGGCTGCTAGCAAGTGGTGCCAACAAGAGTTCAGCGCAGAGTACAAGCCAAGCCACCGCCATGTTATCCTTGCCGTTGAGACAAGAGGTGACTACCGTGCAGGCAAGTTTGTAATTAAGCGCAGCACTATTAACGCAGGTAAGGAAGAGTACTTGTCCTTACTTGACAGACTGCAGCACCACTTTGAGACAGGTGACTGGGTCAATGACTATGAATACTCTAAAAATGGAGCTTACTACATCTGAAATAGAACAGGTGGATTGGCTGCTGGAGCATATCAATGAAAATGTAGACTGGTCGAACCCCTTCAAACAGGAGGAGTTCGGCAAGCTACGTTCATGGGTTGCTGATGCAACAATGCAACCTGTTGACTACGTTACTGTCGATGGCAACACCGACGGTGGCAGGCTGTACGCAAAGTTGCGCGTGCAAGCTAAAGAAGAACGGGCTAAAGAAGTGTATGCAGATATCCAATTGCTACGGTTTGACAAGTACGCACACCTCAACAATGCACGAGGTACAGCGCTTGCAGCCTTGGAGTATGCAAAGACACAGCACGCGGACCGTCAGAGTTTCTCTGCAGAAGGTCCAACTGGTGCTGTCTTCTACGGGTCTAGCCCAGAGCGCGTAAAGCGTGCGCTCGAAGGACACAATTCCTACCGGAAGCGTGTTCGTGTATCACTAAACAAGACAACGTTCCGATGAGCAGTAAACTTAGAGCGCGTACCACACAAGTGCCAGCTAAACCAAAAGCACAAGTAGGCGGTACGCATTACAGCAGACTTGCCATCGAGCCTATCCAGTTTATCGAGACTAACCAGCTCGGTTACCACGAGGGTAATGTTGTCAAGTACGTCAGCCGTTGGCGTAATAAGAACGGTATAGAAGACCTCAAGAAAGCCATCTGGTATATTGAGCGACTAATTACAATTGAACAAGAGAACGAGAAAGAATGAACGTAAAGTTAATTGCACATACACCAGACCCAGAGAAGACGATTGTTGAGGTAGCAAGGGTGTCTAGTTCGCGCAAGGACAAGACTAGTAACTATGCAGGCTTGGTCAAGTACCTAGCCAAGCATGCGCACTGGTCTCCGTTCGAGCATGCAAGCTTTACGTTCGAGATTCAGACGAGCAAGGCAATCGGCATCCAGCTGATTCGCCACCGCTCGTTCTCGTTTCAAGAGTTTAGTCAACGCTATCAAGACGTCAACCAGCTCGACGAAATGTTTGAGCCGTTGGAGTTGAGAGCTCAGTGTGACAACAATCGCCAGTCCAGCAGCGAAGTAATTGACCCAGAGATTCGCGTCTCGGGTGGTTACATCAACGCTAACCGGATGATTCAGAACCACTTGGCCTCTGCTCGCAATCTGTATAACACACTGATTGAGAACGGAGTAGCACGTGAGCAGGCACGTTTCATCTTGCCTCTCACCACAAGCACCACTATCCACATGACCGGTAACGTGCGCTCATGGATTCATTTCCTAGAGCTGCGCGATGACGAGCATGCTCAGTTAGAAATCCAACTTGTGGCACAGGAGATTAAGAAGTATCTTAAACCCCTGCTTCCCACCGTTGCGGAAGCTCTTAATTGGAAATAATGGATTGTGATTTTTGTGAAGAAGGCAAGTGTACTTGCATCAAGATGAACTCTGAACTAGTCAAGGCTAGTGCAGAGAAAATGGCAGACGTAAAAGTCTGTGACCTCAAAGGTGACGCAGGAGACTGCGAAGCTTGCGGGGCATAACTGTTATGGTACTAGGGAGGGGTTCGATTCCCCTCCACAGTTCACGGGTTGAACGCCGTATTGTGTTAGAGAAAGGAAAGCAAAGGGGCCCGGCGTAGAGAACCGGGCCCGCTTTCTTTATCCTTCGAACCAGTCGGCGATATTCTTAGCAGTGCTATACTGCTTCTGCATCTCACCCACTTGCATCAGCCTCATACCGTGGCTAATACCCGGAAGCATCTTACCGGTCAGCGTGCCCAACTTGGTCTTACCCTTGTTAACTCCTGACTTGTAGTGTTCCATTCCCTCGCCGTGTACAATGTAACCGGCACCATCCTCGACCATCTGACTGACAACCTTAAGGCCACCGTCTAATCGAGTCATAGCAGCAAACGGATTCTCTGCCATAGAGTTAAACGTTTCGAACAATCCCCATGGAGTGTACGTGTTCATCTCCTGTGTCAGGCGCTGCGCACGGTTAAGTCCAAGGCCAATCCAGTAGTTGTCTTCGTCTTCCTCGTCAAGCATACCATACATCAAAGCGAGAGCAAGGAAGCCTGCGATACCAGTGCCGACCTCAGTCAAGGCGCGCATCGCGCCCTTGTACATGTAAGGAGAGTCCTCCTTCATCTGACCAACAGCCTCTTTCATAGCCTTCATGTCGCCAAGGTTCTGACCAACAATGCCCAAGAACTGCCACATGCTAGTGTACCAGCCTGCTTCTTGACGCTCGCGCGACTCGTTGTAAGCATCAGTACCAAAACGCTTCTTGATGTTCATCGGCAACCACCGGCGGAACTGCATAGCAGCCCGTCCCCATGCAACACGTTGCCATGTTCCGGAGTCTTGCTTATTGTATGCACCGTGAATGTGGTGGTTCAAAGACTTAGCCTTGTTACGGAAACCTGCAAGGTAGCTGTTGTCAAGGTCAACGATTTCACCGTTACGCTCTACTGTTGCACCTTCAGGCAACTTAACGTTACCGTCCTCGAACACAAAGCAATCAAACAAGTTAGACTTACTATCATCAGCAAGAGTAACTTCCTGCTTCATCATCATAGCAAACGCTGTCTGGTTCTGCATAAGCACCTCACCCATTGTCTGTCCAACAAACAATGCGTTAAGGGCAGTAGAACCTTTGGTCTCACGCTTACCGAACGGCATCTCCCGCTGGTCGTCTGCAATGTCAAGCAAGTTAATCAAAGCACTGGTCCGGCTAGTGTAGTTACTACGCTTGCCACTAACGATGTCGTTAGTAAGTGTAATCACATCGCTGGAAACAATACCCCAAGCGCGCTTGCCGTGCTCTTTGTCGTAGTGCTCACCGCCTGCAGTCTCCAAATGGCGCTGGATGTTACCGTAGGCAAAGTTGTTGAACCAAGCCATTACGTTAATACCTACGCCCATGAGAGAGGTGTAAGTCTGGAAGCCTGCAACTGCACCGTCGAGACGGCTAGCGTCTTCCCAGTTATCGCCGAGCATGCCTTCCAACCAGCTGTCAAGTGCAACACTAGTGTTAGTACCTGCAACTTTCTTAGCGCGCCACTGACGTGCACGCTCACCTTTCTGACCCATAAGGATGACGTGCTTACCGTCAACAACGTCAGACTGGTTAAACACATCACGGGTCATGTACGCGAATGACTCGAGTCCAGCTTTAGCACTTTCCAAGTGCGCACGCTTAACACTCTCACCCAACATAGAAGCAAAGCTGTCCATGTTCAAACCGGCCATCTCTTCTGCAGTTGCAGGACGAGCGATGCGGTCACGAGTGTAGATAGGGTTACCAGAAGAATCAATAAGAACGCGCTCTGCATTCTTCAAGTCCTGAGAACTGTCAACCAAATTCTTAGCGCCTTGCGTAACGCTTTTCTTTTTATTTTTTAGGCGCTCGAGAATTGAACCAGTCTCGTTAGACGCGCTCCTGATAAATGGAACGTCACCGTCTTCCAAGAACTTAGAGTCCTTACCAAGTCCGTCCTTCATCTCCTTACGGATGGCAGTCAACGCTGCGGCAGCAGCAGGAGACATTGACTTAAACGCAGGATTCTTTTGGCTAGCCTTTGGAACTGGACGACCGTCTGCGTTAGCAGGATAGTTGTCGTTCTTGTACTCAGGCTTAACAGTCATGGTAACGAAACGGCTGTGCTCGTTCATTGGAATGAGCTTACCGTCTACTTCAACTACACCGTTTGCAGCGTCAAACTTACGCAACGTCTCTTCGCCTGCAAGCTTTGCCTCAGCGCGGGCAATGTCAAAGTTCTGGTCAATGGCAAAGTCGTTAAACTCCAGCATCATCTCCTTCTTAGACTCCAACATTGCATGCATCTCAGCCTCGGCCTGCTCAATAGCAGAGTCGTAGCTCTTCAATCCATACAACTTACGAGCTGTCTTCAACTCGTTAACCTCTTCAACCTTAGACCGAAGTCCAATAGTTGGGAAGCGGAATGACTTGTAGTATGAAGAGTTCTGCGGAAGCTCAGAGTTTTGAGCGTGGAACTTAATCCACTCACCCTCACGGCCAGAGTTCAACATGATGCGCGCTTCGCGTGCACCTTCAGTATACTTAGCGGTGTGCTCCGTAATAAACTTACCAGTAGCCTTGTCTACAATGTCCTCAAGCTTGACGCCCTCTGCTTTTGCTTTCTTAAGAATGTTAGCAATGCGAATCTCAGCCTGACGACCTTCGATACGACCTTCCTCAACTGTGTCAGCAATCTGCTTAGCAATGAGCTGCATAACGGGGTTGTTGAATTCCTTCACACCCAGCGTGCCCATCGTAGCCTTGTTAACGTCAGTCATCATGGCCCGCATCTCTGGGTCATTAGCAAGCTCAAAGATTGTGCTGTAGTTCTCGGGGTTGTTAGCCCAAGCAATCAGCTTAGGGTTAGTGCTGTTGTTGACCAACTGCTTACTCAGAGTCTCAGCAAGCTGCTCCTTAAGAACAAGCTCTGCGTTAATGATACGGTCAAGCTCTTCTTGCAAGTTCTCGTAAGCCTCACGAACCTTTATACTACCACCGGCCTCAGGGTCCATACCCTCAAGCACTGAGCGCAAAGTCTCCAAAGACTGCAGCGCAGTGTGTGCCTCTGACAATGCAATTGCTTCAGACTCGCCAATACGGTTAGTAGAGAACCCGTCATTTGTCAGAGCAGACAAGCGGCTGGTTACAGCACTAGCTGTAAGTAGCTCAGTCTTAGCGACTTGGTGAATAGCGACAAGCTTTGTACCTACGTTAGGCTTCTTAGTTACAAGAGCGTGCTGACGAGACAGACGTGACGCAGCAACCTCGAACTCGGTAGATGTAAACTTACGAGTCTGATACTGCTGTGCTAGCTCGCCCCACTTTTTCTTAAAGTCTTCCGCTACACTAGTACCGGTCTTCTTGCGGCGCTGCTGTTGTACAGTGCTTACCTTCTCGCTAAGAGCAGGCAACGGCCCGTCGTCCATCAACATCTCAGCCAATTGCAAAGTAGCCTTTGGTGTAATGCCGAATACTTTACCGATGGCGCGCAGGATGCGGTTCATGGTAGTACGGAAGCGGTTAGTTTTTGGGTCTCCTGATTCAAAGATGTCTGTCGCGTCGCGTCCAATTGAAGTAACGAGCGCCTCCATAGCGAGGTCACGTGCATCTAAATCAGAGTACGCTTCTGCTACTTCGTTCCACAACTTAGAGCCTTTCAACTCTTCAATAGCCTGCTGCACCAGTGGGTGTGTAAACCCGAGTGCCTCAACAAGTACGTGACCGAACTCGTGTGCTACTGTGTCACGCTGCAACTTGTCTGGGTGCATAGTGATAGTGGCTGCGCCCTTATCAATTACAACCTGACCGTTAACATCTAGCGTGCTGTCAAACTTAATAGTTACAGGAATGCCTGCCTTAGCAAAGCGTGCCTGCAAGTGAGCCACTTTAGCCTCAGTGCTGCTGTCCTTACCGTAAGCAAGTCTAGACTCAAACATACCAAGCTGCTTACCGGGAACAACAGTCTCTTTAGCTGTAGCCTCAACCACTTTTTGACGAGTACGGCCGGGTTCCACTCTATCAAGTGAAACAGAAACGTCTACTGGCTTACCAGCAAACTTTTGACCGTCGTTAGGAGAGTCAACAAGGATGTAGCTGATGACGCCGCTTTCGTCCTCACTGTCTGGGAGAATGATACGGTTGTCAGCTGTCTTGTAAGCACCTGCTACTTGGCGATTGAATGCCTCCTCTAACGCTGCGTCAGCGGTTGCACCCGACATGAAAGGAAGGTTAGGGTTGTGCACCTGTGCCCTGTGGATATCAATAACAGACTTAAAGGAAACTTCCATTCCGTTAATACCAGCTGCTCCAGACTCAGCAGCAAGCTCAGCCTGCAGTGAGTCGGGCAAGACACGCGTAAAGCGTGACTGGCTCAAGCCGTAACGTGAACGCTGCGCCTCGTATGCGCCGATAGCATCTGCAAACAACATCAAGTCTGTGTCGCCGCTTTCATACAAGTTGTTCAAAGCTTTCTGAACAGCAATCATTTCCATGTCGTCGTTGACATTCATCAACATGACATTGTCGTAGTACAAGTCGCCTTGCTTATAAGGAGACGGGTGTACCTGAATCTTGCTAAGTACAAGAGCAAGGTCTTCGTTTGTAGAAAGAAGCTCTGCGTTCTTGTTAAACACACGCGTCCACTGCTCCAAAGAGTAGTTCTCTTTCAGCTCAGGAAGCTTAGCAACGTTACGCGTCTCGCGTTCGCCCATAGCAGTATACACTGTGCTGTCAGCAGCAATGGCCAAAGCAGCCTGCTGGCGGATGTACTCATCGTGCATCTGGAAACTCATAGACGCTGCCAGCTTAGAGCCTGAGAACATACGACGCAAGAGCAAGTAGTTGTCACCAGTTTCGGTAAGAATATCACCGGCTCTCAAGAACATAGAACGAACTGTGCCCTTAGTCTCAAGGCTAAACGGCTGACGAGTACGCGCGCCGTCACTATTAACGTAGTCCTTCTGTTTGATAATCTGCTCCTTAAGACCAGTGCTGTAGCTTTCAAAGTCTTTCTCCTTCTTGTCGTGGGTCTTCTCAACTCCCTTTGCAATGCCTGCACGGTCAATACGCATAGCGTCTCCCTGCTCGTTAAGCGGCTTAACAACGTGGTGTTGGAACTGGCCAATAGCAGAAGTCATTAAACCGATAGAAGAGAAACTTGCGTCAAAACCACCAGCGCTTTCCTTACTGCTAAACAAGTTGCGGTTAGCAGGAAGCTCAAGCTTTGTCTTGCCCTTTATGTCTAGGTTCATTGCTATAGCAATGGAGCCAATAAACTGTTTACCAGTTTCAGAGTCATTCAAGACATTAACAACTGTGTTTTTAGCGGTTCCTTTAATTTCAATGTGGCCATCAGCGACCATCTGCATAGGCTTAGACTGGATAATGTCGACAGCAAAGTCAACGTCTCCGTTAGTCATCATTAACAGCGCAGAGAACAGGCTAAAGTTGTTGTTGTTAACACCAAGCTTACCATACACGGGGTCTTTAGCGCCGTCCATAGCTGCTGCAACCATCTCAGTGTGCAACCCTACAAGCTTTTTGCTGACTTTAGATGAGTCAAACGATGCTATCTTAGCAGCGTTGCCCAACTTAAAGTCAACCTTAAACACAAACCCGTTACGGATAAAGTCCTGCAAGATGAGGTTCTTGTTTGCAGCCTGTCCTTTAAGAGCGATACCCGCGCGGTTGTCACCCAGCATCATAGTGTGCGTAGTAACGGCGTAAGGGTTGTCCTTAATAAACTGCTGCTGCTCTGCTGAGCGCAAGCCTTTCTTCTCTGCAATGTCTGACAACGTGTCAAAACCTTGAGGAGCCTGAATGCTTTCCAGCATACGTGGGTCCATGTAGGTCTCACGAATAATGTCGTACAACTCGTTTGACTTCTTAGCAAGCTTAGTCTTAGCGTTAGTGTCACGCCACTGGAACACAAGCTTATCGACGTCAAAGTCAGAACCCATCTGAGTTACAAACTCGTCAGGTACAATAGCACCGTCTTGACCTTCTGGCAAGAACTCTACAACCTCAACCATAGAGCCAGAGTTAGGTGCCTCTGAAGGAATACGTACACAGAACATCTCTAAGAGCTCTGGGTGTGTAGACTTAATCTCCGCAAAAGACATGTCAGCAATGCGGTCGCCTTTGTAAGTCTTAGGAAGGTAGTCGCGGTTAACAACAATCTGTGCAGGCGCAACCTTACCGTCGACTAGGCGCATGCCTTTCAACCTATTCTTACGTGTGCTGTAGAACTGTGAGCTAATCTGTACCTGTGTACCACCGAAGATGCGAACCTGCTTAGCCTCGTTCTCAATAGAAGAGAACAAAGCAGTACGCACTGCGCCGATAACTGTAGGGCCAGTAAAGTTGCCCTGTTGTACTTGGTCAAGAACGTAAGCAGGAACATCCTGAGCCTCTAGCTTCTCTAGAATAAAATCACGGAACGCCTCCTTATCAACGTTACCAGTTTCGTTTTCAAACTGCTTAAAGAGGTTGTCAGCTTGAGTGCTGTAGATGCTGTCAAGCGCTTTCATAAACTTGTCACGAGCAGCAGCACCTTCTTCACCACGATTCAAGACACCGTGCGAGATAGCAATACGCTCCATCTGCGACATCATCTTGTTAGTGCTGTCGTCATGCCAGTGGTCTGTAACGTGAACCTGCTTACCGTAGCCGTCCATAGGCAACGTGTGCACGTTCTCCTCACTAAACCCAATCACTTTAAACTCCCCAGTCTCTGGGTCAATAAGCTCAACCTCGCCCTTAGTGTTACCCACTTTGTGCGCTGTGCCCATTTGCACTTGGTCAATCTTATTCTTAGAGTCGTTCATAAACGCAGCTAGCTTACCGAAGTCGCCGGGCATTGCCTCGAACACAGGAATAATAGAGTTCTTAATCTGCTGTGACTGCAACATGCCGTCAGCTGCAATAGTACGTGTGTAGTAGAAAGGCTTGTACGGGCGGAAAAGCTTCTGCTTCTCAGAGGCAGAAAGAGCCTCACCTTTACGCGCTTTGTCCAACGCAGTCTGCAACTCTGGAGTCATGTCACCATGCTCAAGCAAAACAGTTTCGTAGAAGTCAAGCGTGACGTAAGTCTGCGCGTCTGCAATCTCTACGCCGCCGTACTGCTTATTACCATCAGCATCAATAAACTTAGCCAGCTCTGCTGTTCCGCCGTTAGCTGGGTCAGTTAGGTCAAACCTAACATCTTTCATAGTGACGCTACGGAAGTGGGTCTTCTTAGTAACGCCAGCGTTTACAACAGCAGGAGAAGCAATGTGCTTGTGACGCTTCTGCATGTCGGTAGTGTTACCGTCTGCCTTCTGCTTGAACTCGTTGGCTGTACCAGCCAGAGCAATAGACGTAGATGCGTTACTAACATAGCCAGTTACTGTAAGCTGCTTAGCTGCCTGCTCAAGACTTAGACCTGTGCTGCTGGACTCATGTGCGTTGATAAACGAAGTCTGCTCCATAAGACTGGTAGCTTCGTTCATTAACTGCTCAAGCAAAATCTCAGCAGCTTTGTCCAGCTCGCTAGACAGCTGCGCTGAGGTCGTGATAGTAAAGAAGTCTCCGTCTGTAGTAGAGAACTTAGAACGCATGTACGCGTTCACAGCTGGGTTGCTAAAGCGGCCTTTACGATGGCGAAGCTCAGTAACCTCTGCAAAGATGATACCCTTCAAGGCCGTAAGCGCTTTAGTCTTTCCGGCGTCTGTGCTTGGATTAAACACTACAGCTGGTACAATGTAGCTGTTACCTGCATCAGACAATGTAGTTACAGGGTACATAGAACCCAAACCTCGCACACCGTTAAGGATAGACATTTGATACTCATACGTCTGCTGGTCAGTCATGTTAGTGTAGGTAGTACCTGCACCTGCTGACATACCTCCATACCGGCGAGTACCCATACGGCGAGCCGCTTGGATGTTAAAGTCACCGTTCTTACGACCGTTAAAGATAAGACGACCGTAGTTTGTGACGTACATACGTGGGTCGGCAAACACCTCTTCACGAATCCTAGTCTCGTACATTTGGTCGGTCTCTCCATCCCGCTGCTCGAACTGGTTAAACCACTTACCGATAAAGCTAGGCACTTGCTTGCTAAAGATACGAGTACCTTCAACGTTAGTAAGTGTAGAAGAGACTGCACCTCTGTCGTTATCTGCAAAGTAAGCAGACAACTTCTCAATCATGTCAACAAAGTTAGCCTGACGGCTGTCCTGCGTGTCATCGTTTGCAGACTGCAAAGCTTTAAATGCTTTTACTGCACCCTCTGCATACGTAAACAAGTTGTTAAGGTTCTGCTCTCCTGCTTCTGCTGCCAGCTCAAGACTGGTTTCAAAGGCTGCACTGTCAATAGTGCTAAAGCCCATGGCTGTAAGAGCGGCTCCAAGCTTCTTAACTTTCTGCTCTTGTGAGAGGAAGTCGTCATTCTTAATAGCTACAATACGAGCTGCCCACTTGTCAAGGTTTGGAATGTCTGCAAGGGCGGCAGCAACAGTAGCTTGGTTGCGCATAGCCAAAGTACGTGTAAACGTTTCTGAAAGTTCTGCCCGTCCTTTGTTGGCTGACACTTCTTCAGAACCAGTACGCTTCATACCTGTAAAGAACTGCGCCAAAGTCTCAACGCTCTGGTCTTGCAAGTTCATAGCCAAGAGCTTAAACTCTGGGTACACCTCACCCATTGTCATCAGACGTGCAAGCATGTCCTGTGGGGTGGCTGCACTAGCAAGCTTCTGTGACAAGAACGGGAAGTTCAAATCAACGTTCATACCACGAGGCAAGCCAAAGAAAGACGAGTGTGCTGTCTTACCAGACAACTCGTTAACTGCGTCAATAGCTTCAGCCAGCTTTTCGTGTGCCTGCTCTAATGCTTTATCGTTGTTATTCTCCTTAGCAGTTTTAACTTCAAGCATAGCCAACTCAGCCGTAGCCATAGCCTGCTTAATCTTGCTGCTATTCTTCATAGTAGCACGCGTAATCTGCGGAGTAGCTTCAATCAAATCGCGAACAGTCTGTGACAGGCTGTCCTTCGGATTCATCTTCTGGAACTTCTTCTCGTCGTACTGCTCAGTTGCGTTAGTACCAACAGTGTGCTCGTTAGAAATCAAGTCCTCTACGTAAGACTGGAACTTGCTGTCCTTAGAGAAGTGCTCAATAACTGCAGCTCTACGCTGGCCTTCAAACAAGTTAGCCAAGTTCTGGCGAGCCATAGAGTCTGCAGGCATAACAGCCGCTGCATCATCAGCTGCCATACGCATTGTGCCATCCATAGTAAGTCCAATCAGCTCGCCTGTAAGCGCCTGCTTGCGGGACATTCCGGGATACTTATTTTCAAAGTCTTCTCTAGAGAGCTCGCGGATTTCATTAAACCTAGCAAAGCTTGGAGATTTCATAGCTGTACCCATGCGGAACTCCTCGCCTACATACCGGCGGAGAACACCTTGCAGCTCCTCAATAACAACTGCGTTGTATTCAGGTGCATATGGAATAGCTTTCATGAAACGAGTTGTGAAGTCGTTAGTACGTGGGGTCATGTTGCTAAACGTACCACGGTTCATACCTTGATACACGCGAGTGCTTGCAAGGTTACCACGGACCAAAGCTCCAATCAACTCCATAAGCTCTGAGAAGAACCTACGAACAACAGACTTGTCTTTGTTAGACAGTCCGTCTGTAAGCATGTACTCACGGAACTCTTCAGCCAACTCTTCTTCCAGCTGCTCTTCGTTCTTGTTCGGGTACTTCTTACGCATTTCTGCAAGCACCTTCTCCTGACGCTTAGGGTCAAGGAACATGTGGAACACAGCGTGGAACGCTTCGTGGTACTCTGTACCTACAACTGCAAGGTTAGACACCTCAACAGCACCTGCCTCAAAGATACCATAGGCAGTAGTTCCACCACGTTGAATCATACCCTTGACCCGCTTAAACGGAACGTTAGGCATGTTCTTAGCCCACCACTCTTCAGCAACCTTCATGTCAAGAGGTGTAGCCTTCTCACCGTTGGCTGCTCCCTCTGCACGCTCGACACTGAGGAAGCGTCTGCGGTTAGTGCGGTTCTCTTTTCTAAACCTACGAATCTCCTGACGGCGTGCCTCAGCTGCAGCCTCATCAATGATGGGCTTGTA